CTTATGTAGGGTCATACCATAAGCTTTACAATGGAGAGACATATACCGGATCAGTACCAAGTAAAAATTCAGTACAGATATTTGAAGATGATTCTGAACCTCATTTACCTGAAAATAAATACGAAGATAAGTTAGTATCAGAAAATGCTCATCCTGATCCTAACGATTATGAGAGAGGATTCTTTAATAGATATTTTATAAAAGATACAAGAGGTGGAAAAATCATCGAAGTCAAAAAATCTACATTTGATGAAAAAAGTAAAGAAAAATACCTACTTAATACTACATTAAAATGGATACTTCAAAAACCAGTTAAAGATATTTTTAACCAAGGATTTCTCTTTAAAGGAGCAGCAACTAGAAATAAAGAAAATACTCAAAAAGCTTCTTTAGAAATGCCTGGTATTGAAAAATTTATTACTAAATATGATAAATTTGTAAATATAAAATCAGATGTTAAGGGGTATAAATTTGAAGACCTGCCAAGAGAAGAAAAATTAAGAATAATTATTAATCAATCTCCTTTAAGAACTCCTCCTAAATTAGATTATCCTCACATGATGTATAACCCTAAAACTGGAGAAGGTATACTAGTAAAAACTCCTAAAGATCATGAATTTTATGTAGAAGCAGGTTGGGTTCACGAAAAACCTAGATTTGCTAAACCGATTAAGGGACCTCGACCTTTATTACGTAAAAAACCTCCAATCCCACGTTCTAGACCACAAGGTGGAAGCAGCGGCGGAGGCGGCGGAGGAATAGATTATAACATTGACGAAGGGTTTGAAGGACCACAAGAAAATATCCCAGGTGGAGGTGGCGGCGGAAGCCCTGCTCCTCAAACTAATCTTTCACAAGGATATGGATATTAGTTGCTAGTTTAACTTTTTTTTACTATATTAAATAAAAAAGGTTTTGTAAGTGTTTTATATAGTAGAAGAAGAATCTAAGTTAGTTAATCTAGAAAATCTCGTCAGGTTAGGATGTTATGTAGATATTATATCTAATCATGACCTATATCATCCTCAGTTAACCTCAACTATAGCAGTTTATATAAGATTACTTAAATCTGATCACGGATTTATTATTCCTATCGATCATGATGAAGGATTAAATGTAGATAAACATCGTGTCTATAGTATTTTATCTAAAAGTAGTAAACTATATACATTAGATAAAAAGAAGCTCTTATACCACTTTAATTTACAGGATGCTATAGATTTATCCCTCATATATAGTATGGTGAATTACGATAAATTAGATGTTTCTCGAACTAACTCTACTATTAATAGTTTCTATAATAAATTTAGAAATATTCCTTATGTAAACAAATTATTACCTTTAACCAAATTATATGAATCTTGCGAAGATTTGTACGATAAGGTTAAAGACATTATACAGTATGATATCCCTGACGGATTTGAGTTCTATAACAAAACTGCAACTAACGTATTTTACTTATTAGAACAACATGGTATAGGAATATATTATGAACCTTTCGTAGAGACGTTCTCTCCTAGGGATCCACTATACAATATAAAAGATAATAAAGTACTAACCTCATATAATTTATACAATGCTACATCTAGACCCACTAATTCTTATAATAGTATTAATTTCGCTGCTATTCCTCACACGGAGAGGCATAGAAAAACCTTCCGACCACAAAAAGATTACTTTGTTGAGTTTGATTTTGACGGGTACCACCTGCGCTTACTTTCTAATCAGATTGATTATAGTCTTACCTCTGAATCAGCTCATAAACAGTTAGCAAAGCTTTACTTCGGTAAAGATGAAATAACAGATGATGAGTATACTAAAGCAAAACAGATTAATTTTCAGGCAATTTATGGTAAAATACCTGAAGAGCATAAAGATTTAAAAATATTTAAAGAAATACAAGAATATATTGATGCAATGTGGAATATGTTTAATAATAATGGAGTAGTATGGAATCCACAATCATCAAAACCTTTCACAAAAGAGTTAAAAGACATGCATCCAGCGAAGTTGATGAATTATATGATGCAATCGTTGGAAACTTCAAATAATATTCTTATATTAAAAGAAGTACTACGCTACTTAAAAGATAAAAAAACTAAAATAGCGTTGTACACCTATGATGCCATACTTTTTGATTTTGATAAAGAAGATGGTAAAGAAACTTTAGAAGGTATACAAAAAATCTTGGAAAAAGATGGAAAATACCCAATAAAGTTTAAGTTTAGTAAAAATTTAGTTTTGTAGAACAGTTTCATATTTATAATAAATGCAATTAGTTACAGATTTTTCGGTCGAATATGATTTTGATCAAGTACTTTTAAACGACGATATGAGTAATAAACTGTTTTGTACATTCTCTACCCAAGAGGGATTAGAAGATGTACTATCATCTATACAGGAAAGATACAAGATTATTTACAATAAAATTTTTGTACTTTATTCTAAAAGCCAAGATGAGTATATTTGTACTTATAATGTTGACTTTGGGAATGTGTCTGCTTTTTTAGATAATACTATCTTAGTGCATAGAAAAAAAGAAACTAATACTCTCTATACTATTAATGCTTTAAACACTCTTATAAAGCAATTAAATGGTGGCCAGTTAGATACTTCATATAGAATTAATTGGTCAGATTATAGAAACTGCGTTCTTCTAACAAAAGGTCCGGAATTAAAAAGAGTAAATACTAAACTTTATAGGATAATAGAGTTGGAGAACTAAAAATAAGTTCTTATATTAGTATAATAAGTTATAAATTAAAATTAGTTATATGGACATTAATGCGATCAAGGCTAAATTAGATGCCTTAAACAACACCGGTCAGGATAGAGAAAAGACTGACTATTCCAAGATTTTTTGGAAACCTGAATTAGGAAAGCAAACAGTAAGAATTGTACCGTCTGCTTTCGATCCTGCTTTTCCTTTTAAAGAGTTAAAGTTTCACTATGGTATTGGAAAATACCCTATGGTTGCTTTATCTAACTTTGGTAAGCAAGACCCGATTGAAGAGTTTGTAAAAGAACTTAGAAAAACAAATGATAAAGATAATTGGTCGTTATCTGGTAAAATTAGCCCTAAGACTAGAATCTTTGCTCCTGTAGTAGTAAGAGGAGAAGAAGATAAAGGTGTTAGACTATGGGGATTTGGTATTACAATTTATAAGTCTTTACTTGCTTTAGCAGAAGATGAAGATGTAGGTGACTTTACTGATGTAATAAACGGATGGGATATGGTAGTAGAACAGAGACAAGGTAACCCTTATCCTGAAACTACTGTAAGAATTAAACCTAAGCAAACTCCTTTATCAGATAATAATGATTTAGTAGATACTTGGTTAAAGACTCAGCCTAACCCAGTAGAAGTACATACACAGTACGATTATGATTTTATCAAGAAACAACTTCAAAATTACCTGAACCCAGGATCAGCTGAGGAGAGTACTCCAGCAGCCGGTGCTGAAACTACGCCAGAAAGCTCTAGTCCTCAAAAGACTGACTTTACTTTAGAAACAGCTACTGCTGGCAATAAAGATACAGTTAGTAAGTTTGATGATTTATTTAATGAGTAATGGCAAAGAAAAAAGTAGAAACAAAAGCTAGAGCGACTGCTGCTGTTCAGAAGTCGTTCAATTTAGGAAATTTTAAAAAGAAGAAAGGTTATACTAATTCTTCTGTAAAGTTTAAAGAGCAAGGATGGATACCTCTATCTAAAGCTTTTCAAGATATTACCTCCCTGCCTGGTTTACCTACTGGGCATATCACTCTACTACGTGGACATAGTGATACAGGCAAAACAACTGCCTTAGTAGAAGCTGCGGTGAGTGCTCAAAAAATGGGCATTCTCCCGGTTTTTATTATTACTGAGATGAAATGGTCTTGGGATCACGCTAAGGAAATGGGATTACAGATTGAAGAGATTAAAGATAATGATGGTAATATAGTTGATTACGAAGGTCACTTCTTGTATGCTGATAGAAGTACTTTAAATACTATTGAAGATGTAGCAGTTTATATTGCTGATCTTATGGATGAACAAGCTAAAGGTAATTTACCTTTTGATATGTGCTTCTTCTGGGATAGTATTGGATCAGTTCCTTGTGACTTATCAGTTCGTTCTAATAAGAATAATAATGAGTGGAATGCAGGAGCAATGTCTACTCAGTTTGGTAATAATTTGAACCAAAAAATCTTATTATCTAGGAAACAGAATTCTCCTTACACTAATACTTTAGTAGCTATTAATAAAGTATGGACGATGAAACCTGAATCTCCTATGGGTATGCCTAAACTTCAGAATAAAGGAGGTATGTCTATGTGGTATGATGCTACGTTAGTAGTTACTTTCGGTAATATTACTAATCCAGGTACTTCGAAAATTAAAGCTATTAAAAACGGTCTTCAAGTAGAGTTTGCTAAACGTACAAACGTTCAAGTAGAGAAGAATCATATCGGAGGAGTTCAATCTAGAGGTAGAATCGTAATGACACAACATGGCTTCATAGCTGATGATAAAAGAGCAATCGATAAGTATAAAGATGCTCATAAAGATCATTGGTTAAAGTTAGTTGGTTCCATAGACTTTGATCTAATCGAAGAAGGAGATTTAGAAGAAACACCAATATCTCCTAACTTACTAGATTAATGGCATACGAAGATATTTTAAATAACTTAAAGCAGACCCCACCCCGAGAGTTGAACGATCATATCCTGATCATAGACGCTATGAATATGTTAATTCGTAGCTTTTCGTTACTCAAGGCGATGAACCCATCAGGCACGCATATCGGAGGCCTGGTGGGATTTCTTCGCTCATTAGGGTATGTTACCCGTATATTCGACCCTACAAGAGTAGTGGTAGTATGGGATGGCAAAGGAGGTTCCGGAAACCGGCAAAATATTGATCCTAATTATAAAGCGCAAAGGGCAACTGCTCGTATAACTCATTGGGGGCTGTATGATACAAGAGAGCAAGAACAAGAAGCTTTGATAGGACAATTATTTAGAACTAAAGATTATTTAGAATGCTTACCATTACAACAAATAGTAATGGAAAAATTAGAAGCAGACGATATTATTGGTTATTTAGCAAAACAAGCTTCAGGTAACGGTAAAAAAGTTACTATAGTATCATCTGATAAAGATTTCTTTCAATTAATTGATAAGAATATAAACATATATGCTCCAGTAAAAAAGAAAACTTTTACTGCAGAGAATATAGTAGAGGAAATAAAAGTACTTCCTCAAAATTATAATATAGTTAAAGCTCTTTTAGGTGATAACTCTGATAATCTACCAGGGGTAAAAGGATTAGGTATTAAGACGATTATGTCCGAATGGAAAAGTTTTTCTTATGATCCTTTAGCTTCGTTGGATAATATTTGGGATCATTGTGAAACTCAAATGGAAGGAGATAAACCTAAGAAAATATTTGCTAAAATTATTCATAGCTGGGATAGAGTAATGAAAAATTATGAATTGATGAATTTACATGAATCTGTGTTGGATAATAGCGAAAAAAATACTATATTAGATATAATAAAGAGCCCGATACCTGATTTACAAACTGGCGCTTTCTTAAGGCTTTTAGAGCAAGATAAAATAGAAGGTGTTACGAAGAATACAGAAGGATGGCTTGAAAATTTTAGGGGTCTAACAACGGTTATAAAATGACATTAAAAAGTTTACAACAATACGGCAAAGGATTTCAACTTAAAGTATTAGGTTCATTACTTACTGATAAAAAGTTTTTATTAAATGTAAGAGATGTTCTTAATGATGGTTATTTCGACGCTGATTCTCATAAGTGGATTATAAATCAAATTATTCAATATTTTGATAAATACCATACTACTATTACTATGGATGTTCTTAAAGTAGAACTACAGAAAGTAGAAAACGAAGTATTACAAGTAGCATTAAAAGAAGAATTAAGAAACAGTTATCAAGCTTCTCAAGATGATTTAGATTACGTACAAGAAGAATTTACTAATTTTTGTAAAAATCAAGAAATGAAGTCTGCTATATTAGATTCTGCTGATTTATTAAAGCAAGGAGACTTTGATGGTATTAGGAATTTAGTTGAGAAAGCTATGAAAGCTGGAATGGATAAAAATATAGGTCATGAATATAATAAAGATATTGAGACTCGTTATAGAGTTGATTACCGTCCTACTATTCCTAGCCCTTGGCCTATTCTTAATGATGGAATTCAAGGAGGATTTGGACCCGGTGACTTGGGTATCGTATTTGGTAATCCTGGTGGCGGTAAGTCGTGGACTATGGTGGCTATTGCTGCTCATGCTGTTAAGCTTGGTCATAAGGTCAATTATTACACTTTGGAACTCGGGGAAGATTACGTTGGTAAAAGATTTGACTGTTATTTTACAGGGTACTCTATTGATGAGGTTAATAAACACCGTAAAGAAGTTCAAAAACACGTAGATAACCTAAAAGGTAAACTTATAGTTAAAGAATACCCTCCCAAAGGAGCATCAGTTAATACTATTAAATCTCATATTCAAAAATGTATGGATATGGAACATAAACCAGATTTAGTTATTATTGACTATGTAGATTATTTGAAAGCACCTTCTAAAAGTAGATTTTCAGAAAGAAAAGATGAAATTGATGATGTGTTTATTGCTACGAAAGGATTAGCAAAAGATTTAAAAATTCCTATTCTTACTCCTTCTCAAGTAAATAGGATGGGTGCTAAAGATTCAGTTATCGAAGGAGATAAAGCAGCTGGATCATATGATAAGATGATGGTAGCAGATATTTGTTT